GAACCTGCGTATCTTCCAAAGATTACCCAGTCTCCTTTTGAACACCAAGGCCCGTCTGGAAACTTTTCTTTGTCTTTGTATGCAAGTTCCCCAACTTTCAATACATAAGCACACACGGTTGTCATCTGTATTGTTTCGTTGGTTGTGTCGGTAAGAATTAACCCACCTTTAGTTTTCTTTGGTCCTGCGTATGGCAACACCAAAAGTCTCCATCCCGTTGGAGTCGGTAATCTATCTAATAGATCTTCGCTCTCTAACGCTTTGGCATCTAAAAATGTTTGGGTTTCTTCTTTTTCTTTGTAAGCATCGAGTAATGCTTCTTTTTTCTTAGGTACTTCTTTCGAAGTCTCTGAGTTCTCCGTCATTTAGTCGCTCCTGTTTCAACTGCAGGTCTTTAAGATCCTGAAGCAAATCCTCAAGGGATTTGATTTGACCTCTAATATAGTGAAGTTTCTCTAAAGTGTCAACGGATAGGAGAGTGTCTTTAAGAGTTTCAATTCTCTTATTGATTAATTTTTTTGTTATCGAATAATCTTCTAGTTCAATATCTGACATTACTTCTTTCGCATGATTTCAGTTCCCTTAATTCCATACACCGCACCAACGACTGAGATGAATAAAATTTGGAACCACATAGGCATGTTACTAAAGTATTCAAAGAATAAATCAATCTTTTCTTTAATATTTGGATCCTCAGAGAATACTGACCATATTAACAATATTACGGGCGAGGAAACCAGCAGTAGGACAAATTCATCTTTCCAAGAATTTTGCTGATCAGATCGAATAATCTTTTCCATCGCGATCTCGCCCTTCGCCATTTTTTCGGCATGTAGTCTCCTTGCATCTGCCATCAACATTTTTTCTTGTTGACGCTGTTTAAATATATGCGAACCTGCTTTGAATGCTAATTGTAGGCCTTGTAACCACATATTAGTAAATTTTTGCTGTTCTTTTCTTTTCTGGTAAAATATTTCCCATTCCTTTTACCTGCTCAGTAATAACTTCGCCGGCTTTTGGAGTAGGAACTTCTTTTCCACCTTCTGGATAACCAACTTCAGTGTTAGATTTCTCCATTTTTTTGTTATCTTCCATTTTTTCTCCTTGGTTTACTCTTTCCAGCTTCAGAAAGAGCGATTGCAATTGCTTGTTTCCTATTTGTAACCTTTTTTGACGATTTTCCAATCGGAAGTTTGCCTTTTTTGTACTCTTTCATCACTTTTGAGATTTTTTTCTCTGATTTAGTCTTCGCTAGACCGCCTTTTTTCATAAAACCCATTTTATTTCTTACTTCGGTTGGTAATTTTGCAAGACCTGGGTTTTTTTTCTTGTCTACCGGCTTTAATTTTTTCATTTATTGCTCCTTTTTTAGTTCTGCTTGCAGAACAGTTTTGTTAATTGAAGTATCCGCTCGCAAATTAGCTAATTCTTCGTTCTGTTCAAGTTTTTCTTGTTGGTTCATTTGATTCATCATGGCTCTCATCTTATCAAGATTCAGTCTCTCATCCGCATCTTTTGCTTTTCTTGCATTTTCAGCGGCTCTGATGTCGAGTTCTCTTGATCTTAGTTTTGCAATCGGATCATTATCGAACTGAGAAGTAATTTTCTTCTCTTCCATCATGAATTCTTCCATTGACTCTGCAATCAACACAGCTTTTCTAGCTTCAATTCTTTGTGTGATGGACTGAATCTGTTGTTGAATCACTTGTGCAAAACCAGGAGCCGATTGTACTTGTGCTTGAAGCTGCTGAATTTGTTGTAATTCATCTCTAAATTCAATTTCAATTTGTTCTTGAGACATTAAACTAATGTGTTCAAAAATATTTTTTTCCAACAACGCCATCACTGCTGGATTATTTCTTGCCATATTTGTTGCCATGAAATTTAAATGCGCGGTAATGTGTGCTCGGTGATCTTGTCCTGGAAACGCTTGAAATGGTTTTGCTGCGATTGCATCAATATGTTCTAACGCCGGATCTTTTGGCGTTGGTGGTTGTGGTGCCACTAATATTTGATCAATATTTTTTACACCAAGTGCTTCGTACATGTTTCTGTAAACATTATACAGATTATGTATGCCAGGGTTTGATGTTGCCAATTGCAGTTCCGTTTGCGCAAGGGAGATACGCTGAGTCTGTGAAAAGATATTAGGATCCGCAACTGGCAAAATATCTACACGATCATCAAAGTCAGCTTGCTTAATGATACGTTGACCACCCACAACATCGTATGGGTATTCTTGTGGCAGATATAACTTAAAAACTCTTGCTAATAATTGAAACTCATTTTTCAGTGCTGCAAAAATTCTTTTATGAATTGCAGACATGGTTCTGCTTCCTCTTTCTAAAAGCGCAACCGTTGTACCCACTGCAGCTTGCTGATTCCCATCACCCACTTGCAGATCTGCTATTGAAGCGAATCTTTGACCTGCACTTACTACAACGCCCATAAGCTGTAATAGAGTCTGCGATGGCTCCTTAAATGGTAGTAACATAAACGAGTCTCTAATGTTTCCTCCTGGAGCATCTACATCTCTAAATTCACCTGGTTGTATCGACTGTGCATCATCTCTGATTCTGATACCTCTTTGTTTAAATCCTGCCGGTAAGTTGGATAACGTTCCAGCATCTAACAATTGTCGAAGTGCAGCCGTTGCTGTTCTAGATAATCCACCAATCATGTGAATTAAACCAAAGCCATAAAAACCTAGTCCAGGTAAAAATTTGAAATGGACAAAGTATTGAATCTTATCTTTTTTAACATCACCAATTTCATAGTTTCTTTTAATACATAAAATTTGTCTTGATGATTCTTCAATGGTGACAATGTAAGGAATCTTAATACCAGTTTCTTCACCCTCTGCATCGATGTCTTCAAAACCAGGAAGATCTAAATTAATATGACATTCAAGAAGTGTAAAGACATCTTCATCTTTTGTTTTTCTAACGCCTTCCAGTTCTCTTTCCTTTTTGTCAACATCAGATTCATTGTCGGGTCCTGGTTGTAAATCAATATCTCTATAGTAACCTGCTACTTGTTGTTTTCTTAATTCATTCTCAGAAATCTTTACTCTATGAATAATACACTCTGCATCATCGAGTGAGGTTGCTGTGTATGGAACAATTAAATCATCTGCCGGTACAAATTTTGACACGGCTCTTTGTTCTACTTCATCATAATATACTTTTTTAAAAGTCGATCCTGCAAGCGGTAAATGAAATAACATTTGATCAAACTCAGGTTCATACTCCTTCATCTGATCCATGATTTCATAATTCATGTAATCTTTCACACGTTGTGCTTGAGAAACTTTATCTGGTGTCGATGTCCCTAAGATTTGAGTTCGCACCGGTCCTTCTGCTGGTAATAATTCTTTATACGCTAAAGCTTGAAACTGTGTTGCGGCTTCTGCAAGAACAGGATGAGTTGCACCGGATGCACCTTGAAACGGTTCGGTTCTTTGGTCATATTTAAATCCAAGTAAATCTAAACCTTGGACATAGGTTCTTTCCCAGTCCTGTCTTGACATTTTATAGTCTTGATACTTTGCAAATAGGTCACTTCCTAATTGACCGAGTTCTTGGTCTGGTAAAAATTCTGCTAAGTTCGCATAATGTTCATCACCGCCTTCTGGGGCAATTGCATTTGGATCATAGTTGATATCAACCGATCCATCTTCGTTTTCTGTTATTTCTACTTCTTCGGGTCCTGTTGCTTCTGCAATTTGAGCTTCCTGAACTTCTTGTTCCAGCTCTTCTGGACTTGGAATGTTTAAATCATTTCTAACCGGCTCGTTTGGTAAAGCCTTATCTATATCAGCCATTTATTTTTTCTCCTGCAAAATGTTTTTAACTTGTTTTCCAGGAACATTCAAGCCCTGCGGGTTGGGACCTGACTTTGGAGGTGGGCCGGATTTTTTTCCGAGTCTATTCGGAGATGGCTTTTTTGACATTATCCAATGTATCTATAATTTCCATTTCTTCGGTGACGTCATCACCCCCTTTAAATACTTGTTGATATTCTTCAAATTCACCAGGTATTCTTTGACCTTCTTCAGTGGTGGTCGGTTTTCTATAAACCACTTCCGCATCCGCACCTTTATCGGTTTTGAACCTTGCAATGGTTTCACCTGGATTATCTTCTACTTCAATATCTTTGTATTTGTACTTGGTTATACCCTTTTTCTCTGGTTCCATTTTTCCTTTGGTAATGACTGTTGATACTAATTTTCCAAAAATCTCCTGACCCTTTGACACCCCTTCCGATACTACCGGTGCTAAAGTTTCAATTCCTTTTGCTGCAGGTTTAAAAATTTTGGGTCCTAATATCGGAATGGCACCGAGTGCAGCTAAACCTTTTAACAATCGTCTTCTTGATGGATCTGCTGGACCGCCGTCTTCAAGTCCGAGTCTAAATTTTAATTCTTCTTTTGCCTGGTTATATTCATCAGCTCTAATGGCTTCTTCTAACTCTCTCACCGATTCAATATCCTTGATCCCTGATTCGAGTTGTTTACGTTCTTGTTCCGTGATCCCTGGTCCTCGCATCAAGGACATCAGACCTTCGCCTGTAATATCTTCTGCATCAGCAGACTCGGCTGCTCGCATTCTTTTTTGAATATCTTTTTCTTCTTCTGTCAACTGTGATTGTGTCATTGCATAATTCACTAAACTTTGTGCTGGGACGCCGGTAATGGATTCGACTCCGGTACCGATGGCTTGTGGTATGGTTTTTCCTTTTTGTAATTCTTGTTCCGCATCGTATGCTGCAAGTAACGAGAGTGCCGGACCAAGGGCCTTGGAGCCTATTTTCTTAGTAGCCTTAATTGTAGGTTCCATTGCAGTAGATAAATATTGTCCAAAAGAAGATGCTGCCATTATTCGACTCCTAACAATCCAGCAAGGCCGCCGGCAGCAAAATCATCTCTGTCTTTCAAAGACATAATACCTTCTCTTGCTTGCTGCTGTTGTCCTTCTAATTTTTTTCTTAATGCTTGTTCTCTACGCATCGGATCTTTTAATGGAAGTGATTTAATCTCTGCCATAGGTTTTGGCATTTCTTCGATTATTTCTTCTTGCATTGAATTTAAAATTTGTTCTGGAGATAATTCATCAATGTTATCATCAAATTTATCACGAGCACGCATAAC